CCCATTGAGTAAATTAAATAAACATACAATTAGTTACAGATCAATAATTTACAAACAAGAATAATAAATAATCTGAAATTTATTCGAATTTTAACTAAAAATACCTTTTACGGTTTTCCGCAGAAACGGTTTATTTAAAAGTTTTTATATTTGATGAAAATATTAATTATGAAAAAATATTTAATACCCAGTTTGATATTTTTGGTGTCATGTAATCAAAAAAAGCAAAATGATAAAAACATAACCAAATCCATAACAGAAGATAGTATTGAGATTTTAGCTAATAAGGCGGTTGATAGCGCAATAAGGTCTGTGCATACAAATCATGATTTTAAAGGAAGCTTTTCAAATAAAAAAATAGTTAAAAACTATCCTGTAGAAGTATTGTCTGCTGAATTTATTAAAAGAAGTTACTCAAATTATAAAGATGTTCGTATTAAATACAAGAACGTTTCTGATATGAAAATTGAAGCCATTAGATTTGAATGGTACGGAGAGAATGCCTTTGGGGAGCCGGCCGACATGGGGACTTCAGACGGAAAGGGGCAAGGGTTTACTGATGATCCGATTAATCCTGGCAAAACAGATTCAGGTTTATGGAGCGTTTTAAGTTCAGATGGAAAGAAAATTATTGGCGCTAGGGCATATGAGGTTGTGTTTAGCAATGGTACTAAATGGAATTTATACTAAGAAAATATGAAAAAGCAATTATTTATTTTTATGCTGATATTTATCGGAATTATCAGCATAGGTTGTTCAAGTTCTAATGATGATGAGGTAGGCGATAATAATTATAAAGAATGGGATGTTTTCCCAAGCAGTGTTGTAGGAGATTGGCGACCTGTTAATGCCAATACTAAAGTTTCATTGACATTTGAAGATAATAAAAACACTCCTAAATTATATATTAGCAGATCTGGAAGATATTTTCAAGGTAGACCACTTTATCTAAAAGGAGGTGACGGTTCATTTTATTTTAAATTTAATGGAAATGAATCTTATTCGAAACTAAATTATAAAAAAGTAGTAAATAAAACCTATGAATTTAATCTTGAAAATTCTGGCGATTTGAACTTTAAAGAAAACTTCATAAAACAATAAAGTATAAATGAAATATCCCCGTTTTCAGTGGGGATATTTTTATTTAAAAACAGTTTTATAGTACTTCAGCTTATTATTCCGGTCCGTAAATCCGTTTGCATCACCGTACAGCCCGGTCAGCTTTCCTTTATTTATCAAGTCGGAAATTGAATCTATTTTATCCAGGTCTGCATATTTACTAAGATTATTTCGATTCCAGAACCAAATAGCCGATTTCATGGCATCAGCCTCTCTTTCTAGCCATTCCGGATTATTCACGTAATCAATTCCGGTTTCTTTTGATAAAACAGTATAATTATACCTTCCGGTAATTTGAATGAATCCACGGCCTTTAAATCGAAGCCCGTCACCTTTCTGAGTGTTACCCAAGTTCTTGCGCCCTTCGTATTTTTGAAAATAAGAATCCGGGCCCACTTCTCGTAATCGGGTAAAGTTCATGCTCTCATGTGCTAATTGAGCGAAAAAATGCGCCAATCTCAACGGAGTATTAATTCCGCTTTTATTCAATAGCGTTTTGTATTTTTTTGATAGTTCTAATGCTGTCATAGTCAAATCGGTTTGATAAATATACCATGTTCAGTTTCTTTTTTTTCAAAGTCCTGAATGTACATTCTTGTATAAAGATTGCTTTTTTCGTTTGTATCATTGTAATCTGCATCCCAATCGGAAAAACCTTCTTCTAAAATAGGTCCCCAATTTTCTGTCAACCACCCTTCTTTATCAATGTGATCAGCAAATGCGTTATACAATTCTTCTCCCCATAGCTCTTTTAAATCTTTTGTTTTCATTATTTTATTTTAAAATATTTATAGATGAAAATGAATAGTATTGAAGTAATAGCAACAACGGCAAGAAATATCCATACAGCAGCCTGAACTCCTCTCGTTTTTACTTCTTTACTTTTTTGAACGACTTTCGATGCTACAACCTTAATGTTTTCTTCAGAAATAACCTCCTTTACTTTTTCTTCAAAAGCATTTATCTTCTCTTCTTTTGATCTTTCATAATTATCTTCTGCTGATTTTTGGTAACGATTTTTAATATAGTAATCTGCCGCACCCCGAATCGTGATACTTTGTAAGGTGTCTCCTGAAACGATGTTATGAAAAACAAGCGGATTTAAAGTATCTGACTTACCCCTGATCACAATATCTCCGGAGAATTCATCATGCTGTTTTCTGATTGTTTTATCAGAATCTTTTTTTATTGTCTCCGTTACTGAATTTTCTTTCACAGAATCTCGTTTTACTCGCTCAATCTCCGTCCTGCCTTCCTGCGAATAGAAAGACGTTTTGTGACTAGTTTTACAGCTGATCATCAGAATTAACAGGACCACTATCAGTATTCTTGTTTTCATCTTTGTTTTTTTGATTTAAATACTCATTTACCAATCGTTCAATCTCTTCAATATCAGTTCTTTTCTTAGCTATTGCGCTGATCAGGGCGCCAGCTTCATGAAAACGCTGTTTGTCTTCAGCTTTTTCGTATATTGACTTCAACTCAATCAGACTCAATCCGATAGATCCTAAAAGCGTAATAAATGGGAAGAAAATAAGATTGTAGCCATGAAATGAATTTAGATACCAAATACAAGTCATGTGCATTGAATCAACTACCATTAAGGCAAACATTACATTGTAGTAACGGCCAAGCTTTTCAACTGTTCGTTTAAAGCCATAGCTGGACCTTGCCACACCGTTTTTTTTAGCCTTCCTAACGCCAGACCACAAGTCTGCCATAACGATCAAAAACACCTCTATATTAAGGCCAAACAAAATCCAAATTATTATAAATATTTTTTCCATATAAATTAAGAATATTGGGCTTTGAGAATTGTTCCCACATTATTAGTTCCTATATTAATATTCGGATTATCAACGTAAGTAAAGCCGTTTAAAGCTCTTACGTTAGTCGGGAACGGTTTCGAATCCGGGGTATCTTCCGAAAATCTTGTAGTCCCGGATATTAGTAATCTCGAATTGAAATTGACAACTGCATTAGTGATAATTCCGGCGCCGTTACCGCCGTTATACAACATACAATCACGAATGGCGGAATTTCCATAACAATTTTCAATTTTATAAATAAATCCACCTCGTACTCCTTCTGAGTAACAATTATTAAACGTTACGTCAACTCCTTCCCCATTAGGCGAGAGACCAATCGCATGAACCCCACCCGTTGAATCATCGCCGGATGTCCCGGAGTCCTCAAAAATACAAGATGTAAAACAGTAGTTAGACCCTTCGTTTAACTCAACACACTTCTTTACTTGCTTGACAAAGAATAGTCGATTGTATACGATTAGGTTGGTCGCCATTGCAGTAAGGTGCGTTGTCTTAACGCCTATGTCAGCACCCATAAAGTATACATTTTCTATTGAGTGACATAATCCACCCCTGTGCCATATACCAAACTGTTTTGTACAATAAAGGACTAGATTTGATATTTGAAAATCATATGTGTTATTGAGATAAATCCCCCCTTCCGTAGTATTTCTGGCGTCTACAAAAATATCTCTTATAGAGCCTCTAGCAGCTTGACCATCGTCCTGACGGAAAATCGTTCTTGCTGTACTTCCTTCATCGGTGTATAGACGGGTGTGGATATATCCAGCACCGCTAATAGCAGTACCTGGTTTTAGTTTAATCTCGTTAACCTTAAACTGTCCCCCTGGAAATTTAATATGCTTAGCATCTGATTTACCTGCCTGGCTTTCGATGGCTTGATTTATAATTGTCGTGTTCTGCTCAGCTGTGTTAGACTCTTTTAGACCTAATGTCGCTAAATCCAAAACTCCTGAGTATCCCGATGCCATAAGGCTTATCCTTTTCATTACTGAATCCTCTTCAACAGGCAGTATTACCTTTGGTTGTTTTTCCAAAGTAGGCGGACCAAATGTAGGACGTGAATATAAATATGCAGTGTATTGTGGGTCTAGTGTAATTTCAGCAACTCCCGAGCTTATTCTACCTGAAACTAACGCATCGTGTGTATTATCTGCTCTTCTACCTATCCACCATGCTACGCCTCCGCCAAATATATCCATTCCATCAGCTTTTAGCTTTAATTTTGTTACATTAGCCAAACTAGAAGCCGGTATTACTCCATACACGCCATATTGGTTAGGTATTGCATTCATTGTAGTATCTAAAACAGCACCATTTGTTTCACCAGCCGGAAACGGCATAGACTCCCATATGGTTGTATCTAACGGCTCTACAAAACTTCTCAATGTAACCAATGTTTTATCCCAACGATCAGCAGCAGCTTTCATTGTTGCCGGATTTACATCATCTGTTGGATCATATACTGTTTTAGCTTGATTTTCAGGTTTTTGAGATAAAACTTTTTGTGACACGCCATTTTTCACCCAAAACTGTACAAAATTGTCGGCTAGATCATCTGTAGTAACAACTAATGCCGCATCGCTTGAATCTTTAAAGTTCGTGTATGTTCCTGCTGTTTTGACGTCCCATTTTTCATACAAGTCTGGATCCCCTGGATTCCATGTTGTAGGCGAACTTGTGGGAATAGCCTCGCCTTTAACTCCTGAAGTCACAGAAGATTTTATTTCTGAAAAATTCGTTTTGGTTAAATTTCCGGCAGTATTTGCTGTTAAAATTAATGCCGGATCAGACTCGTTTGATAAGTCTGACACCTTTTTTATAAGTACTAAATCTGGATTAACATCCCCTAAATTCTGCCCCATTTTAATCTGTTTTAATTACTTGGTTAATATTATCTGTTAAAACTTCTCTTTCATTTGTGCCTAAAACATAAATTTTATCAGTTGACTCAACAGGTTTTCCGTATCCTAAAAGAGTTGCGCTGAAAGTGATCCATTCTCCTGCTGTGTCCGAGTCCGATATTTCCGTTATATGAGCTTTTCCTGAATCAACATACCAGCCTGAAAGCGTTTTGCGCATCCATTCAATAAGAGTTCGATTGCGTTTATATGATCTTAACTCCCGGTAAGAAACTACATTATTCCCACTGTCAGGATCATCTTTGACCATGACACCGGATAAACTAATTGTGTAGCTTTGATTTGTAGGATAATCGGTATTCCATCCCGCATTGTCTCGGGTGGTAGTTTTGATTGTTTCTGAATTTTCAGAAATTGGGCTAGCGGTCAGACATGCCGCCGGAACCCAATTCCCATTTTTTTTAATATAAAAAAGGTTTTTCTCTCCTTTAATCTGCTTCATCTTTAACCCTTTAATCTAATTTAGTGAAAATCAGTTAAACTATAGTCACTTTTGTTTCATTTCCGTAATTATTATCAACGTTCACTCTATAATCTTTCCCCTCTTCTAAATAATCTGATGAAAATTCCCTACTGGTCAAAGTTAAAATGCCGGTACTGGTATCAAAAGAATAGGAAGTAGGCTGGAATTTTTTACCACTTAGCTTATCTATCCGGATAAAGCTTATGAAAGGCATATATCCGTATACATCGCCTTCAAATATGATCATTGGTCGTGGTGATAGCCTTAAATTATCCTCTGCATTGATTGAAAGAAGTTCTTTTGGTGGATTAGTTTCTCCGTGTCTGAACCATTTTTCAGTTGGTGTATCGGCGTCGGATTTGTAAATTGTTCCCACGAATAAGTCAGACACCGAATCCCCATTATATAAAGTTAAGTTTGGCTTGGTTACTGATGAAATTTTCTTAGTTCTTCGTGCTGTATACTCTCTTCCTTTGATATTTCCAGAATCATTTGGGATTACATTTACTGAATAAATCTTAAAGTCACCAGCTCCCAATGGGTGGCGATCACGGTAAATAGAAAGCACCAAATTACCCGAAACAGGAGACTTCACAACTAACTCATAGGTAGCATCTCCTAAACCCTTGCATTTCTTTTCTCCGCCCGGATAATAGCCTTCAAAAGAATAATTTGCAATAAAATTAATTACTCCATTGTCTTGCCATTGTCCGTCATCAATATTAAAGAACTTGTTGCCTACCTTTATAGCAAATCTAAGTCCTACCGAATTTATATTTTCGTTTGCGAAACGTATGATTAACTTAATAACCGCACCTTCATTTATATCAATAGATTGATTAAGTGAAATTAAAAGAGGATCGCTATTCCCAGTAAATGTCTTTGACGACAGTCCGTAACCACTGTCATTTCTATATACCATTCCATCAACGTTTTCCACATACCATCCATCTATATTAAGTCCGGAGCCTGAAAGTTTCAGTTCGCTATTTAAAAAAACTGAATTGGCGTTACCGTATTGGTAAGTCACCCTATAAGCCTGTACACTTGGTGCAATACTTTTCTTTTGATTTGAATTACAGTGGAAAATTTCGAAATTATTTATTTGACTACCAATTGTAATTTTAGGATTTAAATAATACTCATCTCCTTTCAGTCCGTCAACATATCGTATAAACAGTGTACCCAACTCATTTAAATCTATAGTTCTATAAATAAACCATTCACCATTGTGCTGAATTAATGTAGCATTGAATAATTGTAGAATTGATTTCAATACATTCTCACAGTCCATAGAATCTGAATTTCCTGGATAATATCTGTCAGCATTTAAATACATTGTATCAAATGTATTTTCGTTCCCATTCCACGTTTCGTAAAATACTCTGCAGCTTACATTTATTGGAAGGTCTAAACCCGTTTTTTTTAAGCAATTATAAATGATACTGAATGCTGTATATTTCCCGGAAAAAGGCGCACCATTTTCTCCTGAGAAAGACATGTTTTTCAATATCGAAAGTCCGTCATAAGCGTCAACGCTCAATTCCCAACGATCAGACACATAATCCTCAAAAATTCCGTCTGGTTTTAAATACCCTGTAAATATTATTTGATTATTCCTTTTCAAAAATACCTTATAACTTTTTTCATCCTCTGAATAAAGATCCTGAAGAGAAAGATCTGAATTTGCCATTAAAGTCATGGAAATACTTGAAGCCGAAATAGGCTGGAAATGGTCAGTTTTATCCTGATATTTCAATTCACAACGTCCTTCTATCTCTATAGGATCACCTTTATATTGATCCTGATGAATTTCGCATCTGAATATCTCGCCAGAATAAGGTGCGTTTTCTAGAAAGTATTTTAACTTATATTCCCTAGGCGGATCGCCACCGCCTCCAGAATCTTCACCTTCAATAACATTTAGATAGATAGGAATTATAACATCTTGCGCCAACCCAGAAGTAAGAGTAAGATCAAAAGTATAGTTGCCTAGAGCTAGATCAAAGGATGGATCTGATATTCCAATATCAACCCTTTTAGGCAGTGGAGCGTTTACACCACCGGGAGTGAAATGAAAGAATAATTCTGAATAATAACTTACATAAAAATTATTTGCTGGCTCATCGCCTATATCATTAACCATGACAACAAAAAATGTTGATCCGGTTAATAGTTTGTTTACTTTGTCATATGTTAATGACAATGACGTGTTACCAACTGATATACTAGTTGCCTGCATTTAATCTATTGTTTTTACCGTTAACCCTGTCTAAAACACCCTTCAATTCGTATCCGGACAATCTAAAAACAACCTCACCGCCACCGCCATAACCTCCCCCAGAAGTATAATTTGAGGAATAATTATTACCCGTATAATCTGCTCCCACATTTGTCGAAGTTGATCCATTCATGCCTGTTTTTGCTCTAGAACCTATAGCGCTTCCAGCAATTGACAAAGCGGCACCTACCCCAATAGCAGCAATCCCGGCTACGATTGCCTGATAACCTCCTGTCTTAACTATTTCGTCCAAAGTTCCTTTCATTATTGCTAAGGTACCATACTTGATAAGTAAGCCTCCCATATCTGAAAGAAATCCGCCAAACATTTTAAGAAGCCCATTTCCCATCGCCTGCATCACGTTTCCTCCATTTCCTAAAGCCTCGCCAATTGAGTTAAACAAATCTGTAAATCCACTTGATATTGAAGAGCTAAAAAGTCCATTAAAATCTTCTTTAAACTTATTTACTAACTTGCCTATTTCCTCACTCTTTACCTTTGCACTGTCTATTCCTAATCCTATTTTGTTAGGAAGAGTTAAAAATGAATCTCCGATTGTATTTAGATACACGGGAATGTCAGTACTTAATTTTTGAAGGTTTTCAGAAACAGCACTTTTAAATGTTTTTACCTTATCTATTGAATTACCTAATGAATCAATATTTTTAATAATTACCTCAAAAGGATTAGTATTTCCTGTGAAATTGAAATTAAAACTTGATGCAGCCTCTTTTAATCCGTTTAGTTCCGTTGTAAAGGATTCTCTAAATTGCGAAAAATTAGTAACTCCTTGAGGCGGTTTTACTTCAAGTAATGATATTTGAGCAAGTAGTTGCTCTAATCTTTCCTTAGCCGTTTCAACACTTAATATTTCACCCGTGAAGAATGGCTGCCCCTTTTTATTAACTTCTTTCCCAAATTTATCTAATCCCCTAATCTTTACAATGTCATTGACTGATGTGTCAATTGCCTTCTTAAGTAAGTCTGCTCTTTGTTGCAATTCGGCTATAGATCCTTTTGGAAATATTTCTGCTAACTGCTTCTCTTTCTCTTTCTTTACTTTATCTAGTCCTGGAAGGAAATTATTTGGAGCGGCAACATCAAGATTTTTAATATCTTCAGCACCTTTGTTTAAAACATCAAGTAGAGGTTTATTCTCTAAATTACCAGCTCTCAACTCATCTGAAAAAGATTTAAGTAGATTCTGAGCAGCTTTTTTTGCAATAGCTTTTATTTCATCGTCACTCTGCAATGCTGAGTTAGCAAAAGGATTAGCAACACCGCCTAACAACTTTTCACCAGTTGTCATTGCGTTTTCATACTCCTTTATATATTCTTTTATAGCAGCTGAATTATTGATCTTTTGAATCTTAAATAAAGCGGCAAGTTTGGTTCTTACCTCAACCTCTTTTTGAAGCGTTTTTTCAGCCCTTGTGTCTAATTCTTTTTGAGCTGCCCGTGCCAGAGAAGCTCTTAATATTGCTGATCTAAGTTCTTTGTACTGTCCAGCTGCTTGACCTGCTAAAACGGCCTCATTGCTTAGATTGCCAAAATAAAATGGATATTCCTTTTGTATCTGATCAACCGCTGCGTTTCTTTCTTCAATTGCTAGTTTATGATCTTGTGTTTTTTTGTATAAAGTCTCTAGATTAGAAATCTCAATTCTTGCATTTGATCTAGCTTCAGCCAGGGATTCATTCCACCTGTCCGTTCTATCTGCTGCTGTTTCAATAGATGATTTATATATTGCGAAAGCTGAAACCAAAGACAATATTGCCGCTCCCGCTGCCAGATAAGGATTAGTAAGTAAGGCCGTGTTAAATGCAACAACAGCTGCCCTTACAGCAACAAATCCATTAACAAGCGTAGGTAATATAGCCAGAATACCACCAATACCTAATAATACAGGGCCTGTTGCAGCTGCTAATAAGCCAAATATCAACACGAGTTCTTGAACCGGCTTACTTAAGCCTTCAAATTTAGAAATCGCTTTATCAATGAATTCGGTAAGTTTATTAATTACTCCCGAAATATTAAGATTCTTATCAATAAGTTCTCCAACCCTGGCCAAACTCTGCTGCATGGAATCTTTTAAATTTTCAAATGCATTTTTTATACCTCCGGAAACCCTTGGTAATTTGCCCAGCCCTTCAACTATCACATCCATTACCTGTTTTGAACTTATCTTCAATTTCTGAAGATCTTCTGTTCTTGAAGTACCGAAAGCAGCCTTTAATAAGGTAGAAACCTGAGGCAAAGCATCTTTAATTATGTTCAAGTCTTCACCTAAAGGAAAATCGGTATTTGCTAATTGCTGAACTCCATAAATTGCTCTTTCAAATTCAACCCTACCTTTACCTACTGTGGCAATCGCATTTCCGAATTCACTAAGTATTTTCTCTGCATTTCCTGCAGAATATCCAATAGCCTGTAGCCCTACGGATCCTTTAGCTGCCTCTTTCAATCCTAATCCTGGCAGTTTAGCAATCTCCTTAAGATCTTCCATTTGCTTTGCAGCATAAGAAGCTGATCCCGCCACAGCTTCAATCCCCAATTCCAAAGCCTGAAGATCTCCATAAGCTTTAATTGCTGCTGCTCCTAATCCGAGTAATGGGACTGTTATAAATGTGGTTAGAGATCTGCCTAAATCTTGCAAATCCCTTCCAACGTCACCTAATCTTTCAACATTATTTTTAAATCGCTGTAGGGCAGCTTGCGCCTCGCTTAATGCCCTAATAAATCCGGATGGATCTCCACCAATACCTACGCTTAATTCTCCTCCATTATTTGCCATTTACCGCTTCATTTACCGCCTTCATCAATGCCTCTTTTTGCCAGTCATGGATAATTACCCTTCCTTTTTCACCCTCATCAATAGGCATAAATTTTTCTATAGACATTTTTTTCACATCTATTGATCCTGTGGACACAAGAGTATAATATGCAATTAATCGGGTGTGTTTTGCCTGACGTATATCTTCGTTTTTCTTTTCTCTAAAATACCCCTCACGTCTCAAAACGAATTCCCTCCATGTCATATTGATCACATAGTCGTAGGATGGGCATTTTAGTTCCGTTAAAGCAACAGAAATTACGTCAATATCAAAATTTAATTCTTTGCCCCCTTCTTCTGAGGCGCTTTCTTTCCCTCGCTGGCTTCATCACTCTCTGCTTTTGGCAAATGAACTTTTATTGATTCCGCAAAAGTTGTACAGTAAAGTGCTATTTGCTCAGATTGAAGGCCAATTTCATCAACCCAATCAAATACATTATCCAAGGTATAATCAATAGGATTACCGGCTAATTTGTCATTGAAACTTAATGAATGAAATAGCATTTTTGGAATAGTAAAAAAAGCATCTGAAGTAAACTTATCAATCAACTCATTAAGAGTAACTTTTTCCTGCTCTGTATACTGCTGCAGGAAACCAAGCCCAACCTTTAAACCTCTTTCTTTTCCTCCGATATGTAATTTTATATAATTTCCCATAATTCCCTATAATTAAACGTGTAAATCTGTATTTGATATTTCTCCAATTCCGATAATGGTCCCTGAGTACGTAATCTCTCCTTCTACCGGGGCAGTTCTGGAAAGCTCAGTCATAATGCCCTTGCCGAATTTTGTTTCTTTTGTGCCGCCTGAAAGAGTTGTTTCTATTTTCCAATAAATTGGCTTTTCGTTGGCGTGAGCGTCGTCCATCGCTTCTGAAACAGCGTCATAGCTCGCTTTTAATCCGTCATTCTCAACGGCTACAGCCTCATAAGTCAACTGGTAAGATTTACGTCCATAAGTCGGTTCCGGAGAAAGATCACATTTCGTGATCGTCCCATCCTGTGTTTCGACAGTTTTTGAAATGTCGTTAGTTGTTAAACATCCAAGCGGGAAGTAATTTGCCGCAACTGCTGTTCCTTCTGCATTTTTAATCGGGCAATAAATGAAAAGAATTTCCAATTTACCCTTCAGTGTTTTTTCACCTGCCATCTTCTGTAAGTTTTAATGAATATTTAATTATTTTCCTAAAGATCGTCTCTGTGGTTGTTGATTGATTTAAATCGAGGGGGTAGGATTTGTTATAGTATTGAACGATAAAGTGATCAATGGTGATAACTTCAGTTCTTTGTAATATCTCTTCAATAACATCATCTAAAAATGATCTACTCCCAACATTGCCGGCATACCTGGTAATAACATCAATGTTAATATCCCGCATTTTGTCAAGCGAGCATTTGTTATTCCATTGATCTGAACCACCTTGAGTGGATAATATGATCATTGCTGTGTCTTTGTTGGGAGTAGTAGTGTCGTATAGTTTAACGGGTATCCCATTCACTACCATGTTTGAAAGAGTATCATTAAAATACTTTCGGATCCATTTATCAGGATTCTTCACCATAATTCCAACCTCATTATCTCTAATATAGTGAATTAAAATCAATTACGGAATATGCAAATAAAAAAACTCCTTAAAAAAGGAGTTGTTATATTCTTGAGTTATATTGCCTTGTCAAAGCTTGTAGTGAATCTTTTAAATCCTGCAAGTACCTTTCTCTGCCTTCATTAAAAGCTGGGTATAAATATGGATGAGGATGCATATATCCTTGTCCATTAACATAGAACTGCCAAGCAATATTTTTCCACTCATCTGCCACTCTTACAAATGTACCAGTGCCAAACTCTATATATGCTCCCATTGGAAGTTGATTTACCGATATTACAGCCTTAAATCCATTATCTTCTGACTTAGAATTGATGGATTGTGCTATTGAGCCATTGGGATCTACATCAGTGTAGGATGAAAGGTTTTGTGTCGCTTTTGTTGCTATTTCCTGTCCTGCAACTGCAGTAATTTGCTGAATTCTTCTTTTCCCTTGCTCTCCAAAAGCACTAAGCTTTACAAGCGTCTCCCTATAACCGTTAAGCCTCATCGCACAATAAATTTAGTTCCATCAGTTCGAGTCCTTTATTATCAGTCCCTTTGATAAAGAATTGCTTACCTTGATATTTTACAAAATGATTTTCTGTGAAATTAACAGCGTTCTTTTTGTCTCTAACAGAAAACACAACCGGATTCACAAACTCTTGAATCCCAAAGTTGACAAACTTATTCCCGGCATTTGTGGTGATTTTAGCCCAAATCTTTTTCACAAAAACATCTTGTGGCAAGTTTCCTCCAAAACCGTCAGGAACAAATGTTTTGTTCCATATTTCAATTAATCTGTTGTATTCCCTTGCTAACATGCTATAAAACGTCTATTAGTGTCTATAATCTGTTTTACGTTTTCCGGAAGTAAAGTTGTATTCATATTCTTTTCGGCTTCGTAATACCAAACTTTGATCATCTGTAGTGCGCAATCAATTAATTCTGAAGGCACATTTTCTTTTGATACATACCCAACATTCACCGTGACAGAATCAATTCCGCAAAACCTGACAAAGCCAGGATAATACAAAGGCACTTCATTATCTGGAAAAGTAGTTGTATTAATTGGATAATCATAGATGTTTACGTAATTAGAATAGTCTTTATGATAGGTTTTATCCTGTGGTTTAAAAATATGCTGCGTTTGCTTTTCAATATAACCGAAAGCCGAAGCAATCATTCTTTCAAGGTCCTGATCATCATCGATAAATTCCGGTTCCAATCTTAAATAACGCTTAACGTCATCAATTGAAATAATATGATCGTAACTGTTTGCCATTAGTTTTGGTTTAATTTATCATAATCAACTGCATTCTTCCAATCCGGTTCAAAACTTCCTTTTTTGCATGGAATTTCAGCAACTAATTTTCCAGTGATTTTTAAATAGTGATAATTATCCTTATCTAGAATCTCTTGAGCCAGCTCCCATGTAGGTGCTTCTATTCTCATTCCATCAACCCAAACCAGTTCTTTTGTCTCTTGGTTGACTACCTGCATTTGTGTACAATAAAAAGGCATTATTCAGATTTTTTAGTTTCTATAATTTCAGATCCGGCTTTTGAAACCTTTTTCTTTTTATCAGTAGAAATACTTACTTTTTCAGCTCCTTTTTCGTCAATCCAAACAGCAACTCTTTTATTTACCGCTGCAAGGTTTCTTTCCGCTCCTAAATCGAGTTCGGTTCCAACTTCATAAATTACCGTGTGATCATCTCTATCTGATACAGGCTGTATAATTCTTATCTTCATCTTAATTCATTTTAGGTTTATCTCTAATATAATGATTTTCAGTTTAATTTCAAATAAAAACCACACCCATTAAAGGTGTGGAAAATAATAAACTATGCAAATATGTATTAAACTGTTTCCGGTTTATTGATCGCAGTAATAGCTGCAGCAAATGTTCCTTGCAAGAATGCTGGGATGTGATGCTTTTTGATATAATGCACCGCTCTCATCTCAGCAAGAATAGTTACCAAGTTTTTAGTGAAGTCATCATTTTCATAACCAAGGTTAATATTGATTTCTTCACGGATTCTTAGATTTGACTTTGTGAAATCACCAATCAAGAAAGAACCCTCATCAATTGCTTCATTCTCGATCACTACAACTCCAGCAATTCTTTGCCCGTCAGCTGTAACAAATGGAGGCAAGATATAATGTCCGTCAGTGCCTTTCTCAAGATCCATTAAAGCGGCATCCATAGGACTTATAACGATATAATTAGGATTAAATCTATTCTTTTTAACCAAAGCTAGAGCTGTTCTAAGAACATCAAGCCTATTTGCATTGAAAACAGCTTTATCAAATGAGGTTCCTGTTACAGCAAATGTTGGAGCATATTTCAAAATACCCTTAAGGTTTTGACCTACTCCATCACCATCAGAAATTTGCTCATCAAGTTTAATTTCGATAGCTTCTCTAAGATCAGTGTTAATTTCAGATCTTAAGAAGTCAAGATCGTCAAGGGCTTCTTTGGACACCTTAACGAAAGCGGTGATCTTTTTAACATCTGCGCTTTCCTCAGTATAAGTCCAGCTGATTTGAGACTTTTTAGCCCCTTCCGCTGTCATTCCGGCTGCTCCTTCCTGTGCTTCTTTGTTAACCCATGTAACTTTATTACCTCTAATTGTAGAAACATTAACGATATTTCTAAACAATGGCATTCTGTTAGGAGCTGCTGAAATAACTCTATCTATTTCGGTTGTTAGCGCGTTTCCTGCATAACTCCCTAAAACCATTGTTGCGGGTGCTTTTACCTCAAAAGGAACAGATGATGCTCTGTTGTTTTTTAATTCCGCAATTGCATCTTGAACAGCTTTTTCTTCAAATTTAGCCTTCACTTCTTCATCCATTGTTTTTACAATGCCTTTTACAGATCCGGATTTCTGAAGTTTAATATCTAGCTTATCCAAATGTTCCTGCATTTTCTCCAAAGAGTCTTTAACTTCTTGTGAGTTATCAGCAGCCTTTAAACCATCCTCGATTTGTTTTTGAAGTTCAGACATTTTTGTCTCTAACTCCTTATATTGCCCGGCTGATTTTTCGCCCGCATTTTTCTCGAAATCTTTAATTTGCCCTTTAATACCTTCTAGAGCTTCGTTCAATTTCTTTTCTAATTCCTCGTTCATTTTAATTGATTTTAAAACTTGTTAATGTATTTAATAACGGCTCATAAGCTTTGATTTGAGTGTCTGCGGACGGCTCATTTTTACTTTGAGTGTTTTCGGTTTTTCCTAATTCGTAAGCTTCGGACTGAAGCATTTTTAACGCTAATTCTAACTGAATGAAAGTATCATCAGTTAAATTTCCATTTCGTAACATTTTTACTATGTCATTTGATTTTTGGCTAATTTGATCTAATGAAAGGTTCTTGAATCCGGTAAATGGAGTACTAGAATTAGCCCCTAAAGTAACATTTGAACCTTCATATAGCCTTACTTCTTTTAGAATTCTAGCATCTTTACTTTTGTCAAACTCTGACTTAGTAACGACATAGCCATATGAATGTTCATTGATAATTTTTTCCTGATAAAGGATAATAGCATCATTAGAATATGATGTATTTGGTAAAGGCATACTTTCGAAGTACAATCCTTCTTTTTGCTCTTCAAGAACCGCAAATCTTCCGTGAGGTTGCTTCCAGTCATGTTGATTAAGAAAGAAAATGGCATTCTTTGATTTTGGTCCGTTTTCAGCTATTGTTTTTGCAAACATCCCGTATTGCCCAATATCTCCATCATGATCTTTATTGCCAAATGCCGTTAGATAGCCCGTAACTATCCTGTTTTTAGTATCTATGTCCTTAACACTTCCAACGAAGTCTTTAAACTCTAAAATCCCCTTCATTTTTCCTCGTCATTATCTCTAATATAGTGATTTTATTTTGATTATGTATAACTATTGTTGTAAATTTACATCATGGATGCAAAAGATTTAAGAATAGGGAATTTAATTACAAGACAAGATTTAGGAACTGATGAACCTAGGACTGAAACTATCTTAGAATTAAGAAAAGATAAGGTTTTTACTTCAGGACCATTAACTGTAATTTGTGACTATGAAGATATTAATCCTGTTCCTTTGACAGATGAGTTATTAACTAATTTTGGTTTTGAAAAGGACAATGATTCAAAATATAGATTGACTGATTCAGATGAAGAAGTATTTTATATTACCCTAGGAGAAGATCCTACATTTTGCATGGACAATGTTGGCATATTGCACTACATTGATTATGTCCACGAACTACAAAACATATACTATGTATTAGGAATTAAAGATTTAGAGTTAATCAGTAAAAATTAATCGCCCGTTTTCATCTCTTTTGGCAACAAAGCCGTAAGTACAAGAACAATTGATAACTTGATTGCCTATTGCTTTTCTTGAACCTTTACCATCCCGGTCACACGGAAACCTCAACTTTACATCTCCAGAAAGCTCAAAATAAGCATCTGAAGCAACCTTTTTACCGTTCATATATTGATGCTCATGTCTTCTATTTCCTCCTTTCTTAGCGATCCAAACCTTTTCCATTGCTACTCCTGAAACTTCACCAGCAACATACTTACCTGCATTCATTGCAAAACCCGTTTCGGTTCTCGCTATCCTCATACACATCCATTCGTAATACTTTGGATCATTCACTGTTCGCATCATACGGTCACGCATTTGCTCTACAGTTTCATTGACAAATGTTCCTGAAATTATATCCTGGGTAACTCTTTCTGCCATGGTTCGATTTAACGTAACAATAAGCTCCCCTCCTTTATCGCGGTAATAATTCAAAAGAAAGCGTTGAAATTCTTCATTGAAAAACGGCAAAGGTTTCCATTTCTTCTCCTGGATGGGATTCTCTTTTCTGAGTTGTTGTGCTGAGTAATATCCGTAAGTTTTACCAATAGTATAATGTATCTTATACATCGTTTTTCGCATGCTTTCCTCGTCGAAATTCAACATGATCAAATGCTCTGGATATTGGAAAGTAAGATTCTTAAATGGAATCTTTTTAAGCTGTTTACGATATTCAGGTATAAGTAACTTCAACGCCTTTGCCATGTAAGCGTTGAAGTGTTGAATGTATGAGTCGTAAACTTGATCCTCCACTATGCAATGTCATTTTTTAAGTACTCATAAGATTTTTGCACATCAGAAGCTGTAATTCCAACCTCATCAATACGTTTTTTGCCTTGATCTATCCATGGCACATCCATACCATCAATATTAAGCGTTTCATACTTTAAGGCTATACGCTTTTCATTCTCAGTTAAAGGCGCTTTCTGCATCCACTCAATCATTGCCTTATAATCCTCCTGCATTTCTGGAAGCTCGGTAATATCATGTTCTAAAACAGCATTTTCATAGCCTTTAAACTTTCGGATGAATCTTTCAGTCAATGCTTGATCAAATAAAATAAGATCCGGCTGAATATTGTCGGTTACAACTCTTTTGCGCTCTTCCTTCTGCTTGTCATATTTACCACCGTCGTCATTATTTAACAAAGCATCAGACCATCCTAATACGTTACAGATTTGCTTCTGATCGTACTTTAGATAATCAAATGGCAGCATATCCTTTGTGTCTACTGACAACTTAGTAAACTCTATCGGAACCGAAAGCCCGGCAATCTTTGCCAGTCTTCCTGAATCTTTATCCATATCAACGAGCCTTTGCTTAAGCTGCATAGCTTGTTCCGGAGTCATTGCACTATCTTTACCTGAAAAGAACCCGAATACACCACTATTCTTAAGTGTCTTAACATTATTATTTAATGCCTCGTTTGAAGACTCAATGTTTCGTAATAATGCCCGAATAGGCGATAAACCATAAAGATGCCCGCCTTGTAAATCAAAGAATGGATTAGGTGTTTTGATATGGATAACCTGTTCAGCAGGAAATACAATATTCTGCTCACCATCTCTTAGCATATAGTAATCGATTGGATCTTCATCATACATCACATCAGCGTTCTCTTTCAGGACTATCTTCATCTTATGAGAAGGAAGCACGTAAACTAATTTTGGGACACCTGAATTCATTCCGTTTTCAGGACTTACCATATACAGATAAAAGTTGCCTGTCATTTTTAGGAAAAGCTTAAATAAAGCAAGAATATCTCCCCAGGTTTGATTTGGATTTGGTTTTTCTAGCGGAAACGGCATTTCTTTGTCTTCATACGCCTTCGATTCAAGTATAAATTTATCGGCTAATTGTTTGGTTGAATAGTTTCCGTTAGTAGCATCACGTAATGATGATAATTTAGAAAGCGATTGTTTATCCTTTACCTTTTTTACAGCATAAGGAACAGCTTTCGTTTTGTCACACATTTGAGTAATCACAGAGAACACATCCGGGTTAATTCCGAAGCCTTTTTCTAAGTACGTGGAGTCTTTATAATCGTATTGCGCAGCCTGTCCACCTAAGAATTGATACCAAGCCTTGTTAAATGCATTATCCCATGTTTTTTGGCTGCCAAAAGCACCGCCAAACATCCTACCCCAAAAATTATCCTTCGCCATTTCCTAACTTCATTTATCTCTAATATAGTGAAAATTGGTTAATTACATTCTAATTCATTGCCTGTGAGTGTGAAATAAAGGTTTTGGAGCTGGTGGACGAATTTAATATTTCTCAAGTTGAAAACAGTATCCATTTCATTTGTAGTGTCTTCATCTTCAGAAATCCATAAAGCCAAGTCTTGAATTGAATTAAAATCTATTCTAAGTATTTTATTTTCATATCTATCAATAGCCTTAAAACCACCCTTTAGCCCAAATTTTAACAACCATTCTTCGGTTAATGGGATAGGCTCTATTGCCCAGCCTTCTTTTAAAGGATATTTACTTCTATCTATTACATACGTTACTATATCCCCTCGTGTAAGTTCAGTTACTTCCAGTTCAGTTTTTGATACTTTGTCTCGTAATAGATTTCCTATTCTTAAATCTTTTGCTTTCATATCGCTAATTTACTTATTTTTAAAAAACAAACACATCTTGTTTTGGTTCTAGTTCAAACCACTCACGCATTAATAACATATCTCTGTAATCCGGAGAACGACCAATAATATCTTTAACAGCTTCCTTTGATATAACCTTCAACTTACTAATATCTTCGTTGTCCGATTTTATAGATTCCAATTCCTCAACAATATCATCTTTTTGACTATCTTGTAAATCAGCCTCAATGTAAATTCCATTATTGTTTATTCTTTTAGCAAGACGGTATAAACATTGAGTCTGTAAGTTTTTATAGTTTGGCTTCTCTAATTTATCTGTTGTTTCAGCTACATCTTTTTCTTTTAATGCAACTGAATTATTAACAAATCCCATAATATCACAATTATCAACGACTCCGCCTCCAACTCCGTCATCATCTGCTATACATTGACTTTTTGGTATTTGATGTTTAATTCTTAAGGTATTAATTAGAGCCTGAATTTCTGTAGTTTTGCTAATATCAAGTGTAAATACTTCAATCAAAACCCATCCATCCCACACACCAATTACAGCTTTATCACTTCCGTACCTAGCAATATCAGCTGTTATGTACTTCTTGTTGTATTTTTGTAAGTGATCGTTTTTGAATATTTCTAAGATCTTTTCATAATCACACAGTGCTGTAGGATCATCGTCATATTCCCAATCTCCACCTAATAATCTTTTTTTTGCATTACCAGTAAGAGTTCTTTCAAGGTTTTCCAGATACCCTTTTGTCAACATTTTATTGTCATAAGGTAAAGCTTGAATCATGCATTTCCACTCCTCAAGTGTCCCATTTTTATTTGGTAAGTAAAAGTCTTTGTAAAGGAAATTCTTAGAAGGATTTGAAGTAATTAGCAATTTCTTGTAAAGATTATAAATATCATTCTTCCACCGCCCAATTGAAATTTTAAGGTTTTGATAACTTGCCCTTTCAAACTCTCCTCCCTCTTCAATCCAGCCCCTTGTCATCTGCATAGATCCAAATCTGTGATACTCCGGATCAGAAGGAAGATATTTAGCATCTAAAAGTAGAACTTCGCTTTGATTATATAGCTTAAACAAACTATCTTGTCCGTTAAACTTATACATTTCTGAAGATACTCCCCATGATTCTAAAACCTCATGAATTGATGGTATTGTGTGTTTTCTAAGATCGTTTAGCTTTTTCCTTGCAATAAAGTACCTAGTCTTAGGATACATTAGAGCATCGCCAAAAACCAAAGAAACACCAGTATACGATTTAGCACCTCCTTTTGCCCCACCATAACTAATTTCTTCAGTAACATGATCACACCATTTAGAAGCGCAAAGTTTTTGCTTTTCATTCCCTCTTGTATCGAATTCTAAAACCATTATTTAACAACCATCCCTGTAATTTGATTTACAGTTATTGGATTTTCTGAATCTCCACTCAATTTAGTTTCTGTTTTATCGGTCCAACCCATATTTTTAAGTCCCCAAATAACACCAACAACCTTATCTCCAAACAGTCCTTTTTCGTAATTATTTTCCACTTCAAGTAAAGCTCTTTTTATAGGGTAAGAAAAACCGTCTTTCTTTCCGTAATCATAGAGTGATTGTCTGCTTTCAAATCCAAGATAAATTGCAAGTCCTGTCATTGTAGGCTCCTCCGGATGACGAACCCATATTTTAACTGGCTCGTCTTCGGTTGTGGTAACAGTATCTTTCCCTTTTCCGGTAGTTTTACTAGTAATTTTCCTTTCAATAATAAACTCTCCCTTAATCCATTCAAAGTATTCAAGAAGTTTTTCAGCAAGTTCATCGCCGTTTGAATACACAGGAGTTCTTCCGGGCGAAAACTTATTGCCTTCTGCAAATTGTCCTTTATTGTCTCTTCCCTCCATCATTCGGTTTAAAAGTCGTTAATATTCCCCCTCTCATCATACACACTCCAACACGGCACCACGTGCTTTCTATCCTCTTCATTTTTTCCAGGTTCTTAATTGCTCGAATTCGGCTTTCGTACTCTCTTTCCGAAACCTCCAATTCATTCACCGCACTCCCTGTCACTCCCTCTGCCATAGAAAATTAGTTTACCATTCGATTATCCATACTTCTTCAAAATTGAACATCTTACCCTTGTAAGCTTTGAATCCATCCCTCATAATACTCACTATTACCTCCTCCGAAATATAAAAATCAGGAGGGATCACATGCTTAAATGTTGGTGTATTGTTAAATTGAGCAATTGCCCCATAAACATCTTCTTTGCTTAGTGACCTCTTTGTAAGATCTGAAGCTTTTCTTACTATAAATTTTTCTTTCTCCATACTCCCTAAATTAAAAACCCCGCTACCTAAACAATTCAGGCTGCATCGGCTGTAGTTTTTCAATTCTTTCCTTTCCCTTCTCAAAATATTCCTGATCAATCTCACAGGCAATTCCTTTCATTCCCATATTGTGTACAGCTTCCATACAACTCATAGATCCTCCGAAA